AAAATAAACTAAAATGGATACCTTTGATTTAAGAAAATATTTAGCTGAAGGTCGCTTATTAAAAGAAGAATTAACTTTTTCTTTTGACGAATATAGCTATGAAATCGATGATGATGCTTATCAAGCAGAAGTAGAAGCAGGTATTAAAGCTCAATTACCAAACATTTCAGATAAAGTTCTACAAGCTATTATAGATAGTTCTGTAGAATACTACTATGATCAAAGAGAAGAAGATGTACCCTCTAGCGATATCGTAGATATGGCAATTGATTATTACAACGATGAAATGACTGGAGACAGTAAACCATCTGCTACAAGACAAAAATATGATTTATCTGGTGTTGATTTAAGTGGATTAGATAAAGGTCAAAGAGAAGCTTTTGATAAATTTGTAGATGTTTACCTTAAACCTTATGGTGATACTGATACACAAGAAGACTTAGAAATCTTTGTTAAACAATTTGGAAAAGTAGAAAATGCATACGATTTAGATTCTTTAATCCCAAATTCATTCCAGTATGACAGTGATGAAAGAGAAGCTATGCAATTTCAATTGAGAAGAGCTTATTTAGATGATGATCAACCTATGAACTAATATATTATGAAATGTAATTGTAAAGTATGTAATTGTGGAACATCATGTGATTGTACATGCTGCGATTGCTAAACTAAAACATATAGACTGATTCATAGCCAGTCGATTTAATTAAAAAATATTATGGAGCTGTGGCCCATCCTTTGGATGGGTCATTTTTTGTTTGTATATTAACGTGTTAAAATTGTAATTATGCCTAAGAAAAGAAAAGGCCCTTATCGTTGTGAAGAGGATAAAATAGATCTTACTGAAGACAGAGTAAAAGATATGCTAAAATTTGCTGTTGAAAGAGAGTATTATGAAAAAGCAGCTATATTGAGAGATTTTTTAAAAAACAAAATAAAAGTATAGATGAGTAAAAACGTAGTAATGATTGGAGCAGGTGTAGCAAATGTAAATGCTGCTACTAAACTAATTGATAATGGGTTTGATGGTAAAATTACCATAATTGATATGGGTAAAGACCCATATTTAAGACCATATGAAGAGGTAATGACAGGTTTCCTAGGAGCAGGAGGTTGGTCTGATGGTAAATTAACTTACCACACTGCTATTGGAGGACAATTATCTAAATATTGTGGTGAAGAAAAGGCAATGGAATTATTTGATCAGGTGATAGATAATTTTAAACGTTTCCACCCTAAACCAGAAGAGGTACAATGTTCAAATCCAGTTGCAGAACCAGATTTTATTAAACCATATTTTGGTCTACGTTTATTCCCAGTATGGCACGTTGGTACAGATTATCTACATGAAATAGGTAAAAATTGGTATGACTTTTTAGTAAAAGGTGGTGTTGAATTTATTTGGGAAACTAAAGTAACTGATATTGATTTTGATAATCAAGAAGTACATATTGGATTAGGAGATGATTGGATAGATTATGATGAACTTATTTTTGGTGTAGGTAAATCAGGTATTGACTTTGGTAAACAATTAGCTGAAAAATATGATCTACCTACTGAACCAAAACCAGTACAAATAGGTGTTAGATTTGAAGCACCACAAAAACACTTTCAAAAATTAATTGACGTATCTTACGATTTCAAATTATATAGAAAATATGAAGACAAAGGTGTATCATTAAGATCATTTTGTACAAATAATAACGCTGCTTATGTTGCTGTAGAAGAAACATATGGGGATCATTCGTACAATGGTCACGCTAAAAAAGATGAAGCATTCCGAAATGATATGACTAATTTTGGTATCTTAATGGAAGTTAGAGGTATTGATAAACCATTTGAATGGTCTAGAGATGTAGTAAATAAACTACAAAAAGATGGTACTGGCTTATATTATAGCCCAACTAGAAAACCATCTCAAACATCAGAAGGAGTAGAAGTATCAGCTATACAAGTAGACACATTACATGAAATAACTAAAGCAATGCAACCATATTTTTGGTATGTGTTGGATTTTATAGAGGACATGAAAAAAGTATTCCCAACACTTGAAGATGATTGGGGTATTTATGTACCTGAAGTAAAGTATTTATCTCCTGAGCCACTCGTCGATTATTCCAATCTAGCCCTGACCAAGTATCCTAACGTTCACTTCGTTGGAGATGCACTTTCCGCTAGAGGAATCACGGTGAGTGGTGCACAAGGTACTTATGTTGCTGAATCACTTTTGGAGAATTAAAAAAAATTTCGTATATTGATATCAAATAAAAAATAATATTATGAGCATAGAAACAGGCCAAACATACCCTAAATCAAGAAAATTAATCAAACCAGAAGATGGTACTATTGCCTATACTTGGGATGGTAAATTACATAATTGGGATGGACCCGCATTATTACCTGAAGGTAAAACAAAAAATGCAGAATATTATCTTTATGGTATCCAAAAAACAGAAGAAGATTGGAAAGAGATGAGACGTCAAAGAGAAGGCATTCCCTTTTATAAAAACCAATCAATGAAATCACAATTGTCAGATTATAGAAATTAAGATATGAAAATAGGTTTATGTGGTACAATGAGTGTAGGTAAAACTACGTTAGTAAATGCTCTAAAAGAAACTCCTCAATTTAAAGATTATATGTTTAGAACAGAACGTTCTAAATTTTTAATGGAACAAGGTATCCCACTCAATACAGATTCTACATTAAAGGGTCAAACAGTATTTTTAGCAGAACGCTGTGCTGAATTAATTCAGGAGAATATCATTACAGATAGAACTGTAATTGATGTTATGGCTTTTACTTTAAATGCTAAATCAATAAATCATCAAGACAAAGAAGCATTTGAAACTTATGCTAGTGAATTTGTTAGAGATTATGATTATATATTTTATATATCTCCCTACGGAATAGATATTGAAGATAATGGTGTAAGAGAAACAGATGAACATTATAGGGATTTAATCGATTTTACTATTACAACATTAATTAAAAGACATGGTCATAAAGCGGGTAAAATAGAAAAAATATCTGGATCTACAGAGGAACGAATTCAACAAATATTAAATATTACTGGCCTTTAACATATTTATAATAAAATCTAATTATATTATATAATGAAAAAATCTGAATTAACCGCCTTTATTAAGGAAGAAATTAAATCATCACTAACAAGTGAAGATACTCAACAAGATATTAAGGATACAGAAGAACTAACTAAAGCAGTAACTGATTTAGCTAAGGCAAAAGAAGAAGCAGGACTATCAGAAGAAAATATAGGTTTAGCTGATATTGAAGAAATGGGATATGAAGCTGGAGAAAGAGCATTTGAAGAAATTAAAGATAGATTCCTAAATCAACCAGACCATCAAGCATATAGAAAAGGGTTTTTTCAAGGATATATAGATCAGGCAGGTGTTTATGGTTTAAATGAAGCCGAAGATAAAGAACCATCTAAAGCAGATTTAAAGGCAACTAAAGGTTTAGCTAAAGCAAAAGAAGAACTTGCTCAATTAACTAAACAAATGAAATCTTTGGCTCGCGATTATAAAAAAGCTGAAGGTGCTGAAAAAGAAAAAATTGTAGCTGATCTTAAGAAAAAAACAAAACTTAAGAAAGAATTAGAAGCTATCATAGATAAATAAAATAATGTGGTTAAAAAAGAATCTTAACCTTTTAGTTATAATAGGAGCTTGTATCATAGTTTTTACATTTTTTAATAAAAAAGAAGACTATGTAGAAGAATATAATGCTAAAATTCAAGCATTAGAAAAAAAAGTCGATTCGTTACACAGTGAAAATGACGAATTGACTTTTAAAATCGATACATTAAACCAACAAATTGGGGTATTAGATCAAGAACTTGATCTTAAAGATAATAAAATAAACAATTTAAGGTATGAAATTAGCACTAAAGTGGACGCTGTTGATAATTTTAACAATGATGAGCTTCAACAGTTTTTCACAGAACGTTACAGACAGTACTTCGATTCAATTAAAAAAGCCAATAGCGAAATTAGTAATTAAAGATTTAATTACAGGTGATGGAGCTAAAGAAGAACTAATACTAATTGCAGATAAAATCAAACTTTTAGAACAAAAAATAGTTTTAAAAGATAGTATTATTATTAATTTAAATTCTAAAATAGATAATTTTAATACTATTATTTCTACTAAATCGGATCAATTATCCCTATCACAAGAATTGTCTAAAAAACTCCAAACTGATTTAAAAAAACAAAAATTTAAAAATAAATTAACTGCTGGAGCAGGGGTTGTAGCTGTAATTGCAGCAGTCCTTTTAGTAAAATAATATATGTCTAATTTAAAAAAAGTAATACGCCAAGAATATCTAAAATGTGCCCAAGATCCGGTACATTTTATGCGTAAATACTGTTATATACAGCACCCACAACGTGGTCGCATACAATTTAATCTATACCCCTTTCAAGAAAAAGTACTCAAGTTATTTCGCGATAATGACTATTCTGCCGTATTAAAATCTAGACAACTAGGTATATCAACACTAGCAGCAGGTTATTCTTTATGGTTAATGATATTTCATAAAGATCGAAATGTATTAGCATTAGCAACAACTCAAGCAACAGCAAGAAACTTAGTAACAAAAGTACAATTTATGTGGGAAAATTTACCTTCATGGCTTAAGGTAGATTCAGCAGAAAACAATAAATTATCTCTTAGATTAGTAAATGGTTCAAAAATACAAGCAAAATCTTCAAATGCTGATGCAGCAAGGTCAGAAGCCGTTTCTTTACTAATAGTTGATGAAGCTGCCTTTATTGATAATATTGCGGAAACATGGGCCTCTGCACAACAAACATTAGCAACGGGTGGTGGTGCTATAGTATTATCAACACCTTATGGTACTGGTAACTGGTTCCATCAAACATGGGTTAAAGCAGAACAAGGTGAAAATGACTTTTTACCTATTAAATTACCTTGGTATGTACACCCAGAAAGAGACCAAGCATGGAGAGATGCCCAAGATGCATTATTGGGGGATCCTAGACTTGCAGCCCAAGAATGTGATTGTGATTTTAGCACTTCAGGTGATATTGTATTCTATAATGAATATCTAGAATATTATGAAAAATCATATATTAAAGAACCTTTAGAAAAAAGAGGAGCAGATCAAAATTTATGGGTATGGGAATCTCCGGATTATACTAGAGATTATATTGTAGTAGCAGACGTTGCTAGAGGAGATGGAAAAGATTTTTCAACTTGCCATGTAATTGATGTAGCAAATAATGTACAAGTAGCAGAATATAAAGGGCAACTAGGTACAAAAGAATTTGGTCATTTATTAGTAGGTTTAGCCACTGAATATAATGAAGCAATGTTAGTAATAGAAAATGCTAATATTGGTTGGGCAACTATACAAGTTGCTATTGATAGACAATATTCTAACCTTTACTATTCACAACGGAGTGACTCCCCAAATGCTGATTCGTATTTTGACAAATATCAAGACCACTCCAAAATGGTAGCTGGTTTTACAATGTCCTCTAGAACACGCCCTATGGTAATAGGCAAATTTCAAGAGTATATTTCAGATAAAGGAGTAACAATACAATCAAGAAGATTGATAGAAGAGATGAAAGTGTTTATATGGAAAAATGGCAAAGCAGAAGCACAAACTGGATATAATGACGATTTAGTTATGGCTTTTGGTATTGCAATGTACATTAGAGATACGGCACTTATTCAAAGACAACGTGGTTTAGATGCAACCAGAAATGCATTAAATAATATAACAGTAAACAGAACTCAATATCAAGGTGGATATTTTTCAAGTGGTACCGATAATCCATATCATATTGACACTCAAAATGGTGAAAAGGAAGACATTAGTTGGCTTCTTAGATAATATTTATAATAATAATTATATACAATGGCAGATAAAGGCTTATTTAATAGATTAAGAAGATTATTCTCAACAGACGTAATAATCAGAAATGTTGGGGGAGATCAAATTAATGTAATTGATAGTAGTGCAATCCAACAAAATGGAGAAATTCAAACAAATTCCCTTATTGATAGGTATAATAGGCTATATTCTACCAATCCTTCCTCTTTATATGGAGCCCAATTCAATTTCAATTATCAATACCTCAGACCCCAGTTATACTCAGAATATGATGTAATGGATCAAGATGCCATTATTGCATCTGCTTTAGATATTATAGCTGATGAGTGTACATTAAAAAATGATATGGGTGAAATATTATCTATTCGTTCTTCAAATGAAAATATTCAAAAGATTCTTTATAATTTATTTTATGATGTATTAAATATTGAATTCAATTTGTGGGCATGGGTTAGACAAATGTCTAAATTTGGTGATTTTTTCTTAAAATTAGAAGTTGCTGAAAAATATGGGGTATATAACGTTATACCATATACAGCATACCACATTTCAAGAGAAGAAGGATTCAATCCTAAAAATATATCAGATGTAAGATTTAGATATGATCCTAATGGTTTAGTAAACCCAAGTTCAGGAATGTATTCAACTCCAAATAACAATTCCCAAAATGAAAATGGTATTTTCTTTGACAATTATGAAATGGCTCATTTTAGATTAATTGGTGATACTAATTATCTCCCTTATGGTCGTTCATATATTGAACCTGCTAGAAAATTATTTAAACAATATACGTTAATGGAGGATGCAATGTTAATCCATAGAATTTCACGTGCCCCTGAAAAACGAATTTTTTATATGAATGTTGGGTCTATTCCTCCAAATGAAATAGATGCATTTATGCAAAAAACTATTTCAAATATGAAACGTACTCCTCATATAGACCAAAAAACAGGTGAGTATAATTTAAAATATAATATGCAAAACATGATGGAGGATTTTTACATCCCTGTTCGTGGAAATGATACAACAACAAAAATAGATACTACAAAAGGTTTAGATTATGATGGTATTCAAGATGTTGAATATTTAAGAGATAAATTATTTGCAGCACTTAAAATCCCAAAAGCATTTTTAGGGTATGATGAAACCACAGAAGGTAAAGCTACATTAGCAGCAGAAGATATTCGCTTTGCCCGTACTATTGAACGCCTACAACGTATTATGGTATCAGAGCTTAATAAAATTGCACTTGTTCATTTATATGCTCAAGGATATAGAGATGAGGCATTAACTAACTTTGAGTTATCAATGCAAACACCATCAATCATCTTTGAACAAGAAAAAATTGAGTTAATGAAATCTAAAACTGAATTAGCTACATCACTCAAAAATGAAGGTCTATTACCTACAGATTGGATTTATGATAATATATTCCATTTATCAGAAGACCAGTTTGATGAATATAGAGATTTAATGCGTGAAGATGCTAAACGTAAATTTAGATTAGCACAAATCGAAGCTGAAGGTAATGACCCGGTTGAAACTGGTAAATCATATGGTACTCCGCATGATTTAGCTTCATTGTATGGTAAAGGAAGAATGTATTCTGATCCTGGAAATGTACCTGATGGGTATAATGAAGATTCTGATTTAGGTCGCCCTAAAGATAGTATTTCAAATCGTGGAAAACAAGTTAGTAATTTTGGTAAAGATCCATTAGGTGTTAAACGTATGAAAGACACTGATAAAAATGATTCATCTGATAGTAGAACCGATACAAATAAATCAGGTTTAGCTTTAGAAAATGCTCAAGTATCTTATTTAAAGAATAAAGATATATTCAAGAAGATGAATGAAAAAATACTAATTTTTGAACAAGATAAAGACAATTCATCTTTATTAGATGAAAAACAATTAAAGGAGTAATTCTTTTTTAATATTTATAAATAAATATATTTTTTGATGAAAATTAAACACTCAAAGTATAAAAACACTGGCATATTGTTTGAACTATTGGTGCGTCAAATTACTGCGGATACATTAAAAGGTGGAGACTCTCCAGCTATTGATATACTTAAAGAATATTTTGTAAAAACTTCTTTAGGCCGCGAGTATAAGTTGTATGAATCAGTATTAAAATCTAAAGTTTTAAATGAAGGAAGAGCAAATATGGTAATTTCTACTATATTAGAATCTTCTTCTAAATTTAACCGTACTGCTTTAAGAAAACAAAAATATAATTTAATTAATGAAATCAAAAAACATTATAATTTAGATGTTTTCTTTGGTGCTAAAATTAAAAATTATAAAGAATTAGCTTCATTATATACTTTAATTGAAGGATATAACTCTAAAGAAGCTAGCGATTCCCAACAAATAATTGACAATAAAGTAACTTTATTAGAACATTTAACTAAACAAGAAGTTAATGAAAAAGAAGTTAAAGAAGATGTTCTAAAAGAATTCCAATCATATGATAAAGATTTAAGAATTCTTACATATAAAGTATTACTAGAAAAATTTAATTCTAAGTACGAGAACTTATCTACAGACCAAAAACAAGTACTTAAAGAATTTATCAATTCAGTAGATTCTACTCCGGGATTAAGAGATTTTTATAATGGTAAAATAAACGAATTACAAGCCACTTTAAATAAAGAGGCTAAAAGTATTAAAGATAAAGCTACTCAAATTAAAATCCAAGAAGTAGCTAAATATTTGGTTGAATTAGGTAAAACAGCTAAAGTTAATAATGATAACTTAGTTGACTTGTTACAATATTTTGAACTAGTAAAAGAAATTAAAGTAGCAAATGGCGTTCAAGTATAAACTTAAAGAAGCACCAACCCCTAATCTAGCCCAACAGACTGGGGCTAAAATTGGTGATGTATCTTATTCTAAAGATGGAAAAACTAAATTTGTAGTTAATTCTATTGATAAAGAAACAGGTCAAGTTGGGTGGGAAGTAATTGAACTCCCAGCATTTGAAAAATTAAATGATGATATTGATTCTCTAGTTGCTACAGCTAAAGGAGTTTATACTAAAACTAAAGATGATGAAAAGTTTAGAGAATTTTACGAAGAATCTAGACTTTTAAGAAACAAAATTAGAAAACACCTTCGTAACGAATATCCAGAAGAATACAAAAGAATGACTATGGAAGGAGAAATAGATGAAATGTCTACTTCCGGGGCAGCTGGTTCTTATTTAACTAAATATGCCTTTAAAAAACCAAAAAAACAGGAAAAATTACCTGAAGGTATAGGAACAACATTAGGACCAGGTCCTAAAGCAACTGAGGATGGTGTAAAAGATAATTATTATGTAAAAAAATTTAAATACCAATTAGTACCTAAGGACAAAAATGGAAATTATGTTCAAAAGGGTAGTGGTTTAGAGGTAAAAAATTTTTAATATGTATAAGTATAGATTAAATGAGGAAGTAAGTGGTACTGAAAAGTTTCAACAAGAACGCATTGAAGCCTTTGATATCCTTGAATCCCGTTTAGAAGATATAAAAAAATTATTACGTCAAGGTAAAATTAAAACTATAAAATACTATAGAGAAAACCCAAATGCTTACGCTGTAGTTATAGGTACAGATTTAATTGGCGATTATATAAAAGATATTGAAACATTATTAAACACAGAAGAATGAAAAAAGCAGACCAGTTATTTAAGGAATTACTAAATGAAAATTTAGGATACATTGACCTTAAACCTATTAACCAAATAGAAGCTACTCCTAAGGCAGATTTTGAAAATAAATTTGCTGCATTTTTAGCTGAAGAAGTTAAAGAAGAAAATGTTAAAGTTGATTCTAAAAAAGTAGCCAAATCAGTTGAAGAAATTGAAGGTCATAATTTTGACTATAAAGACCAAAAGAATCTAGATAACCAAATCGGTCAAGAAGTAATGAATGGTGTTTATTTTGAAGCTAAACAAAACCCAGATAAAACAATTGATGAAATTAAAGAGATTGTTTCTAAAAATTTAGCTAAAGATCGTCAGTATTATATGAAAAATGCTGCTTTTGGTGTTGAAGGTATTGGGTATGAAGAAGCTGAACTAGAAGAAGTATCTGGTAAATATGCTGCTAGTGGATATTCGGATAAGCTTAAAAAAGTGGTTAAGGAATCTTTAATGGGTACTACAAATAATGTAGTAAAAGAAGAAGAAGAGGAAAAAGAAGCTCCAAAACCAAAAGCTAAAAAAGCTAAAAAAGAATCTTTAGATAATGATTTAGCTGAAATCGATAAACAAGCCCAAATCGTAGCTTTAGAAGCTAAATTAGATAAAATGGATGAAGTTATTGAAGGTAAAATGAGCCGTATCAATATGGTATCTGAAGATGACAATTTAAAAGATTTAGTAGACGGTAAAAAAATGAAAGCCATGCAAAAAGAAGTCAAAATCTTAGAAAAAAGAAAAGCTAAGATGGAGAAAATGTATGAAAAAATGTGTGGTAAAAAATACCAAAAAGCTGAAATGGTAGACGAAATGGATGCTATTAATGAAAATGAGCAATTAAATGAAAATGATATGGTTGTAAGCTATAAGGGCGAAAAAATACCTATTAAATTTACAGGATTTAAAGCTTTTGATGGAAGAGATGGTAGCCGTGATACAACAGACAATAAAGGTAGATTTGTTGTAGCTTTAGATGCAGAAAGAACTGATGGTAAACCATTTATAGATAAAGAAAAATTTACTGTACATATTGTTACTAACCCAGGTGTTAGTAAAATAACCCAAGATGGAACCGTTCCTTTCCCTGATTTTAGTTCTTATACATTTAAACCAAAAGTTGAAGATTTTGGGAAAACTATAGATTTTATTAAAAAAAATATAGATAATGGGTAAATCACTCTTAATAGAAACAAATACCTTTAAGGTTAACCCTCTTCAATTAACAGAAAATGTTAACAAGGAGACGGGTAACTTAATGGTTGAAGGAATTTTAGCTACCGCTGAAGTTAAAAATGGCAATGGTAGATATTATTCTAAAGATTTATGGAATAGAGAGATGGATAAATATGGTGAGCTTATTAAAGAAAGACGTTCAATGGGCGAACTAGACCACCCAGAATCATCAGTTATAAACCTCCAAAATGTATCCCATTTAATCTCAGACTATTGGTGGGATGGAGATAATGTAATGGGTAAAATAGAAATTTTACCTACCCCTTCAGGTAACATACTTAAAGAACTAATTAAAGCAGGTGTAACAGTAGGTGTTTCATCTCGTGGTATGGGATCTTTAGAGCAAAATGGTAACGTAATGGAAGTACAAGATGACTTTGAATTATTATGTTGGGATTTTGTATCTACACCCTCTAACCCAGGTTCATTCATGCATACTTTAAATGAAGGAAAACAAACCTTTACTTACGATTATACAAATATAAACAATATTGTACGAGAAATTCTTTGTTCTAAAGGTTCTTGTCCTATAACTTAACCCCTCTAAATTCAACCGATTTAAACCTAAGCCTTCTTTTTGAAGGCTTTTATATTTTTTAAAAATACTCATATACGTATAACCGTAATATGCCATCCCTTATATGGCATCGATAAACAAATTATTCCCTATTACGGTTCCTAATAACCGTATTTCACAAATTTAAATTTTGCGATTATGTCAAACAACAGAGATTTGCTCAAAGAAGCAATTGCTGATGCTAAAGCGGTAAAAGAAACTGCCATAGCAAACGCTAAAGCTGCTTTAGAAGAAGCATTTACTCCTCATTTGAAATCTATGTTAGCCGCTAAATTAGAAGAAATGGACAAAGACGAAGACATCGACGAAGGATACGACAAGTATGAAGAAGATGACGTTAAAGAAGAAATTTCAACTGAATTAGATGAAGCTAAGAAAGAAGACAAAGAAGAAGTAAAGGAAGCTGAAGAAGCAGAAGAAGCTAAAAAAGAAGAGATTGATGAAGAAGAAATCAATCTTGACGAATTACTTGCAGAACTCGAAGAAGGTGAAGATAAGGACGAAGTTAAAGAATCTGAAGAAATTGAAAAATCTGAAGAAGTAACTGAAGAAGAAGAAGTTGAAGCTGAAGAAAGCGAAGACGAAGAAGCTGAAGGTGAAATGGAAGAAGAAGAAGTGGATTTAGAAGACATGACTGAAGACGATCTTAAATCTTTTATCGAAGATGTAATTAAAGACATGGTAGAAGCTGGTGAATTAGAAGGTGGAGAAGAAATGGAATCTGAAGAAGAAGAATCTGAAGAAGAAATTGATATTGAAGCTGAAGATGAAGAAGAAGAAATCATGGAAATGGACGAAGTAAGCTGGAATGAAAAAAACAATCCTACAAGAGGAGCTAGTAAACAAGAACTAGACCCTAAAAAGGTTGGAAAATCAACTGCTGCTTATGCTATTAATGAAGAAAAAGAAGAAGTAGAAGAATTGCGTCCTGGATACGCAGTAGGAGAACTTAACCCTGAAAACAATGACTTGTTAAAAGCAATTTCATTTATTGGTAAACAAGCTAGAAAAGCTGGTAAATCAGTAGCTGATTTTATAGCAGACATTGAATTAGGAAAAATGAGTGATGCTATTGGTGAAGGAGAAGATTTAGATGAAATTGAAGAACTTAAAAAAGAACTTCAAGAAGTAAATCTTTTAAATGCTAAATTACTTTATACTAACAAAATCTTCAAATCTAAGAATTTGTCAGAAGACAAAAAAGTTAAAGTGTTGAAAGCTTTTGATAAAGCTGCAACAGTAAAAGAAGCAAAAGTTATTTTTGAAACATTAAACGAAGGTATATCGTCTAAAATGACAAAACCATCAATTAATGAAGTAAAAGGTAGTGCTTCAAAAGCTACAGGAATTACTCCTAAAGCTAAACAGCCAATTGTTGAAAACGCTGCATTTGCGCGTATGCAAAGATTAGCTGGAATTATTAAATAAAATTAAAAATTAAAAACTTAAAAACTTAAAATCATGAGTTTACAAACTTTATTAGAAAGTGCAAACCCATACCACTCAGTACAGAGTGATGCTGCACGCTTAGCGTCAAAATGGGAAAAAACAGGTTTGTTAGAAGGTTTAAATGGTGGTACTAAAAGTAATATGGGTATCATTCTTGAAAACCAAGCTAAACAACTTGTAGTAGAAGCTTCACAAACAGGTGGAGGTAGCTCTATCGGAGGAAATGTATTTGGATCCGGTAACGCTGGTGAGCAATGGGCTGGAGTAGCTTTACCTTTAGTACGTAAAGTATTCGGACAAATCGCTGCTCAAGAATTCGTATCAGTTCAACCAATGAACTTACCTTCAGGTCTAGTATTCTTCTTAGATTTCCAATACGGAACTACTAAAGGAGACTTTACTGATGGTAATTCATTATATGGTGATGTTTCAGGATTTGCTTCAAACGACACTACAGGTGGTCTTTATGGCGCTGGAAGATTTGGGTATTCAATTAACAACACATCTTCTGTAGCTACTGCAACTACTGCATCTGCTACTTGGGCCGACTTAAACTACGACTCAACCTATTCTGCTTCTGTTGCTGCTGGTACTATATACAAATTTGATGTTCCTGTAGCATCGTTACCATTAGTAGATCAAGATGGTGTTAGAGGATTTACAGTAGAATCAGGTTCAGCTGATCATGGAATATTACCTGCTTTCACTACTACAGATGGAACTAACATTACTTTCATTTCTGCAACTGCGGTTGCTACTCAAGGTGATGATGTAACTGTTACTTACCAAAAACAACCACTAGATAATAGCCGTGGAGATTTCGAAGATACTCCTGCAGCTTCTTCAGATGCTGCTGACGCTATCTCAATTCCAGAAATTAACGTACAGATGAAATCATCTGCTATCGTAGCTAAAACTCGTAAGTTGAAAGCTGTATGGACTCCTGAGTTCGCACAAGATCTTAATGCTTACCACGCTTTAGATGCTGAAGCAGAATTAACTTCTATCTTAAGTGAGTATATTTCATTAGAAATTGATCTTGAGATCTTAGATATGTTAATAGAAAATGCTTCTGCTGGAACTGAAGTATGGTCAGCTGTAAATAACAGATCAATTGTACAATCTTCAGGGGCTGTAAGTGATTTGAATTTTTACAACTCTCAAGGACAATGGTTCCAAACTTTAGGAACTAAAATCCAAAAATTAAGCAACATTATTCACCAAAGAACTTTACGTGGTGGTGCAAACTTCCTAGTATGTTCTCCTTCTGTAGGTACTATCCTAGAATCAATCCCAGGATTTGCTGCTGATTCAGATGGTGATGTTTCAAAGGCTTCTTACGCTTTTGGTGTACAGAAAGTTGGTTCAATCAACAGCCGTCAGAAAGTTTATAAGAACCCATATATGAAAGAAAATCAAATCCTATTAGGATTTAGAGGATCTCAGTTCTTAGAAGCTGGTGCTGTATTTGCTCCATACATTCCATTAATTATGACTCCATTAGTATACGATCCAGATACTTTCACACCAAGAAAAGGTCTATTAACTCGTTACGCTAAGAAAATGGTACGTCCAGAATTCTATGGTAAAATTCAAGTTAATGGTTTAAACACTCTATAATTAGAGCTTAACCATACTTTATAAATTAACCCGGCCTTGTGCCGGGTTTTTTTATCCTTTTCATATTTATAACTAACAAACGTTACATGGGTATACTACTTATCTCATTATATTCTTATATTAAAATTTACCCGTTTATTAACGTATTTACACTGTTTGCTTTAATCATTTATATAACCCCTAAATTAAGAAGTCTATGGCGTCTAAACCGCATACAGACGACGTGTATCGTCCTAAGAGAATTCCAAAAAACCCAATTAAGTTCAAACTCCAACTTAATGCCGAACAAAAAGAAGCGAAAGCAGTTATACTCGAAAATACAATCACCTTATTAGCAGGTGGAGCTGGAAGTGGTAAAACACTTTTAGCATGTAATGTTGCATTAGATGGTCTGTTAAGAAGAATGTATGATAAAATCATAATCACCAGACCTACAGTATCAAAAGAAGAAATAGGTTTCCTCCCAGGTGACTTAAGAGAAAAAATGGACCCATGGGTTCAACCTATATACCAAAATTTTTACCAATTATATGATAAAGTTAAAATTGAAAAGCTTATTGAAGATGGTAAAATAGAAATTGTACCTGTATCATTTATGCGAGGTAGAACATTTTTAGATTCAATGATTATAGTAGATGAAGCACAGAATGTTACACATGAGCAAATGGAAATGATTACTTCTCGTATTGGTTTAAGAAGTAAAATGATGATATGTGGAGATCAACATCAAACAGATTTAAAGAAAAAATCTGATTCTGGATTTAAGTTTTTATACACAGCAGCCAGAAAAATTAAAAATCTAGAAGCTATTACCTTAAATACAAATCATAGAGACTCAATTGTAGAAGATTTATTAAAATATTATCAAGAAGCAGTAGATAAGGGTATATCAATTACTACATCAGGTTCCTATATTTATAATAATAAAAAATAATTTAATATTTATAATAAAAATGTAGATTATGGCGACATTAAATGTCTTTTTAAGAGAAAAAATTAATGGTTTAGATACTCCAGAAGTAATCATAGAAACTGAAAAATCATATACAATACAGAACTATGATAAAAGACAATTATTTGTAACAGGAAGTAGACAAACTACTATATTTGAAATAGGAACTGTTGGTTCTGGTACTTTTAATGGTGATGCTTTAACTTATGGAAGAATTACTAATAAAGGTTCAGCAAATGTAGCTTTAACAGTAACTAATACTAATAGTGATGAAGCCCATTTTTTAGTAGGAGGGGGAGAACATTTTTTCCTTTCAAATGATTATTTTGCAGAAACATCTGGTAGTTGGTTTGATATTTCATCTGTTAAATGTCAAGTAGATGCTGGATCATCTAAAGTTAAAATAGAATATCTATTAGTTGCTGATACTATAGTAGCTTAAAAAATTAAATTATGGCAAATATTTCAATCTGGCCCGGTAGTAGTTCATTTGACCCAGGAAAAACACCTTTTGGGTTTTACGATTATGATTCTGAATTTAGAGATGATGCTGATAAAGTAGCTGTCTTTTGTGCAAGAAGATTAGGCTATCCTTTAGTTGATGTAGAACTTCAAGATATTAGCTTTTATGCTGCCTTTGAAGAAGCAGTAACTACTTATGGAAATGAATTGTACGCCTATAAAATTAGAGATAACCAATTATCTATAGAGGGAGAATCTACATCTGCAACACTTAATAACCAACTAGTAGCCCCAAATTTTGAACCTATTGTAAGACTAACAGAACAATATGGTGCAGAAGCAGGAACAGGTGGAAACATTCCCTATTACTCAGCATCAATAAATTTAGTAGCAAACCAACAAGATTATAATTTATCTCCTAATGTAAACCAAGGAACACTAGGTATAGAAGTTAAACGTGTTTTTTACCAAGCATCCCCAGCAATTACAAGATATTATGATCCCTATGTAGGAACAGGATTTGGTACTCAAAACATGTTTGATAGTTTTGGATTTGGTAGTATGAGTCCCGCTATTAATTTTTTAATGATGCCCTTAAATTTTGATTTACAAGCAATCCAGGCAATAGAAATAAATGACCAGGTTAGAAGATCTAATTATAGTTTTGAGATTCGTAATAATAAACTAAAAATATTCCCTATACCAACTACGGGTAGTGGAAAAATATGGTATGAATACATTAAAAGAGATGATAGAGTAAGTGCTTCAACATCAATAGGAGGTGATATTGTTAGTAATGTATCAAATACCCCATATGAAAATCCAACCTATAAAAAAATAAATTCAGTAGGTAGACAATGGATATTTGAATACACTTTAGCATTATCCAAAGAAATGTTAGGATATGTAAGAGGAAAATATGGAACAATTCCTATTCCCGATTCCCAAATAACCTTAAACCAATCAGATTTAATTTCTGCCGCTACTGCGGAAAAAACAGCTTTAATAGAAAGGTTAAGAACATATTTAGATGAAACCTCAAGAAAATCTTTATTAGAAAGAAGAGCACAGGAAGCAGAGTTTAAACAAACGGAGTTAAAACAAGTTCCGTATACAATATATATAGGATAATATGGCAATGTTTGGCCGACAAAGGGATGTATCTCTAGTTAGGAAACTAAATAGAGAATTAATGGGTAATATAATTACCCAGCAGGCAGCCATATACAAATATAAATTAGAAGAAACAATAGTTAATTTATATGGTGAAGCAGCTGGTGAAAAATTTTATGATGGTCCTTTTTTGTTTAATTGTTTAATATTAAGACAACCCCAAAATTACCCTGAAAATGATTTAGGGATTGGGTATGTTAGAAATATTAGATTTTCATTTTTAAGAGATGATCTAGTAGATGCTAACGTAGTACCAGAGGTAGGAGATATAATTTTATATCAAAATGATTACTATGGAGTACAAGGTACAATATCAAATCAATATTTTGTAGGCAAAAACCCAGATTACCCTAATAATAGTTCAGATGGAACACCAAACCCAATTAACCCAGGGTTAGAACAATTTGGTACTAATTTATCTATAATTTTAGAAACATATTATATACCAAGAGATAAAGTAGCTATCTCCCCTTATAAAGAAAGATTTTAATGGCAAACTTTAAACCATATCCTAAAAAACAAAAGGAAATTAGTATTTCCCAGCAAACTGCTTTTGATAAGCAAAGGGGAAATCCTAATACTTCTATTAATCCAAATAAATCCCAAACTGGGATTGAATTTAATAGATCAACTAAAATTAGTTCTAAAGGAGACACTGCTAAAGAATTCTCAATTGGAATTCAGGATTTAGATGAAGCTGTATTTTATTACTTTAATAATGTAATTAAACCTTTTGTTTACCAAAATGGTGAAAGAAGAACAGTACCTATAATATATGGTAGCCCTGAAAGGTGGAAATCATATCAAAGAGATGGGTATTATAGAGATGCAGATGGTGCTGTTATGTTACCTATTATAGTAATTAAAAGAGATACAATTACTAAGGATAGATCAACGTATAATAAATTAGATTCTAATATGCCTAATTTATATGGTACATTTGAAAAAGGATATAACCCTAAAAACACTTATTCTAATTTTAATTTACTAAACAATAGAAAACCAGTAAAACAATTTCAAACAATAGCAGTCCCAGATTTTGTAACTTTACAATATAGTTGTATCATACAAACATATTATATGGAACAATTAAACAAAGTAATTGAAGCTGTAGAATATGCCTCTGATTCTTACTGGGGGAACCCTGAAAGGTTTAAATTTAAAGCCAATATAGACAGTTTTACTACTGCTACTGAATTAACAACAGGTCAAGATAGATTAGTAAAAGGAACATTTAATATTAATTTAAGAGGTTATATTATTCCTAATGTATTACAAAAGGACTTAAATTCAGTTAAAAAATATAATACTAAAGCAAAAGTTAATATTACTTCGGAAACTGTGTCTAACATAAACAATATTTCAAGTCCCCAAAATTACCAAAATCCAAACAATGATGGCAGAGTTAGATAATTTTACTAATCTTAACCATATTTATAAGTATAAATAAATTTAAATAATAAAAATGAGTAAAATCAAGTTATCAGAACAAGAGTTACAACAACTAAAAGAATTACAAACTAAAGGAAATGAGTTAATTTTTTCTTTAGGACAAATAGAAGCTCAAAAGGCATCTGTATTCTCCCAACTTCAAGAAGTTCAAATTAAAAATAATAAAATAGGTAAAGAACTTAATGAAAAATACGGAGATGGAAATATTGATTTAGAAACTGGAGAATTTACAAAATCAGAATAAATTTTTGAAATATTTTCTAATATTTATAATAAAAAATAATATTAATTAACATATAACAATGGCAGAAACATTAATATCTCCCGGAGTACTAACAAGAGAAAATGATTCATCTCAAATTACTCAAGGCCCAATAGAAGTAGGTGCAGCAATAATTGGACCTTCTATTAAAGGCCCTGTTGAAGTTCCAACTTTAGTCACTTCATATAGTGAATACCTAGCAATTTTTGGTGGGTCTGTAACAAGTGGATCCCAACAACATTCTTATTTAAACCAAATTGCAGCTAATAATTATTTTAGACAAGGTGGTAAAACTTTATTAGTAACTAGAGTAGTATCTGGGTCTTTTACTAGTGCTGCTTCTTCTAATTTATTTGCTAAAGATGAAAGTGGAGTTATAGATACTATAACACGAACATCATCATTATCCCTTAATAGCTTCAATATTACTTCTTCTCAAGGTAATGGACCTGTCCCTGTCAGTGGAGTTGTAACAGCAACTGCTTTTTCTTCTACCGGTGATGGAACAGGATTACAAATTACAGCAAGTTTTACAACTTCTGAAAGTTTTAATACTATTACTTTACAAGGTGGTACGGGATATGTAGCTGGTGAAGCAGTAACATTTACTTCTCAATCATTAACTTCAGATAAACCAGAGGGTACAGATTTAGTTATTACTTTATCTGCTGATAATATTATTAATAAAGTACCATTTACTTTAAGTACAATTTCTGAAGGTGAAATTATGAACAATTCAGGTTCTTCTCTTTCAGGGGGTGCCTTAGTAAGTGGTTCAAAAGATAATATTAGATGGGAAATTACAAATGTAAATACATCTTCAGGTGTATTTAGTTTATCAGTTCGTAGAGGTGATGATACCCATAACCAAAAATCAATTTTAGAAACTTTTAATAATATATCATTAGATCCATTAGCTACTAATTACATTGAATCAGTAATTGGTAATTCTTATTATGGAGATATTCAACAAGATGGAACTGATTTTTATCTTCAACAAAATGGGTCATATACTAATAAAAGTAAATATATATATGTTTCTAATGTAAACCTTCCTACTCCAAATTATTTTGATAATGCCGGAAATGCTAAAAACCAATTTACAGGAAGTTTACCATTAGTGGGATCAGGATCTTTTACAGGAGCTACTGGAAGTCTATTCCCAGGAGCAGCAG